CCTTTAGTTAAGCGTAACGTACCCATAAGCCAGCTTGTCTGCGATACAAGTTGTCATACCCCCAAACTTTATTATTTGAAGATGGTGAAACACAACGCCATGATCCTGTGTTTATATTGGTATGTAACGATCCAGATGGCCACGCTTCACCATAACCATTATTATAAAGCTCAGTTGCAGCTGAGCATGCATATAATCCTGCCCCACTACGTGTATTGTTTACACTATAGTTTGTACCTGGAACCATTGCTATTACATACGTACCAATTGCATACAAGTCAGTAGGCGCGCCACTAGCAGCAGTAGTTTGAGTAGTTCCATTTGGAAACGTAATCCCAGAAGAATTTAAAGTTGTTGCCATTATTGGCCTCCTTTATACAGCGCTAACTACGGAACCATCAGTACCGATTTTAGCTACTATTGTATTGTTATATTTAAAAACTAATTCATCAGCCACAACTTCTACACGCCAGTTCCCACTAGCGAGTAATGGTGTAGATGACGCTGAAGTAGCTGAAGTAGCTGTAGCAGCGTTACCAGTAATACTAATACCCCAAATACCTGTTGCATTAGCACCTGATCTCGATGGTACATCTAACCCTGATTGGGCAGTAGCTTGAGTAGTGCCTCCTGTACCTCCTTTAGCTACAGGCACACTACCAGATAACGCTGAGGGAGAGAGATTACCGGAAGCATCTACGTTGTTAGCCAAGTTAGCTAAGTTAATTGCTTGAGTCATATATTTCCTTTTAGATAACTAAGCTCTTCTTTTAAGCTATCAACCTGACTTTGGAGATCCATAATCAAATCTTTAATACTGAGCTTCTTTTCAATTTCAATTTCGATATCCATACCTTTAACAGCATCAGCTCCAATACCACCTGAAGAAGCAGCACCGCTAGACTTAAATGAAGCAAATTGTAAAGGTTGACTACCATAAGTTAAGTTACCTAATAATGTAACACTATATGCAGAATCATTAGCTCCAGGGATTGTGAAGTCAGATGTTGGTTTTAGGTTAACACCATTGTACCAAATTAATGAAGAGTTCCTTTGGAATGGTGTTTGGAAGCTAACCAATGAAGAGCCATAAGTTGTTTCTGCGTAATTCTCACCAAATATTAATTGATTACCATTATTGTTTACAAAAGAAATAACTGTTGCTTCACCGTTAGATACACTGGATTTCAATTTATAGCCGGTATTATTACCTAGATACGTATAATCAGTATCTACAATTAATACACCATTAATAAACAGTAATTCAGAACCTTCTACAGCACTATGAAGAATATCTGTTTGACCGTTAACTAGGTTAATATAACTTGTAGTAAATGGTACTTTGTCTAAGGAGGTTACAGCATCAATAAGCCTAATATAGTAAACTGATACAGTATCGTTTAGTACGCATGGTGTAGTAAATGTTATATTAGTGCTTGTTCTAGTATAGTCAGTACCATATTTACATAGTACACCATTCTTAAACACTAGTATTTGATTAGGTTGTGCTTGTGATACACTAAATACAGTCTGACCAGCAGTAGCTGTAAATACAAATAAGCTATACCTTACTTGGTCCAATGCACCTGCTTGAATAATACGTCCAAACTCATCAATCTGAATTTCAGATGTTTCTAACGGATTAATAGTAAAACCACCAGTGTTAGACCCTTGACCGTAGGGATTTAAACTGATATTATAAATACCATTAACACCTTGTGTATAAGCAACTTTACCGTCTGCTGGTGAGGTAATATCCGCTACAACTAAACCTGATCGAGCGTATACGTCAATATAATCTTGTACATTACCTGGGGTAGAAGCGTTGTACCAACCCGTTGAGTCTGGTGAATCTAGTGTATAGCTAAAGCTAATGATATTGTTACCAATAGATCTATACCATAAATTGATGCTAGTAATAAGTGTTGAAGGTAATGCAAACCAAGTGTATGCTGCAGGATCTTCTGAAGAAAACGTTACATCAGTAGCTTGTAAACCAAAGAAAGATTTTCCTGTAGGGTCTAACGTAATGTTACTACCAGTAATACTATCGGCGAATCTTAGTAATAAGTATCTGGTTGGTGATACCACAGATAATGGGTCTTCATTTAATACACCTAAACTACTTACCGCAGCAAATGTAGGGATATCAAGGTTAATAAAAGAACCATTAGTGTATGTTAAAAAGCTAACAGGCTTAGTTAGTGCTGGACTGATATCAATCTGCCTACCACCAAAAGCCCTATAATACATTTCAATAGATGTACTAAAGTTATATGGTGACCACTCATAGTCTGTTTGTACAGTAGAAGCTACTTCCTCGTCTGAAGTATAAATACCATAGAACAGTTTATTAGTAGGTGTTTCACTTAAACCGTTACCAGCAGTATCATCAGCAAACCTAATTGTAAGGTATTTTTTATATTCTGTTATTGTGTTATCTAAGTTAATAGATCTATTAGGTACCAGCTTCCAATTAGAGTTATCGTCTGGTGGTTCCGCCCCAACACTGAAGTCAGCCTTACGGTTACCAGTTAGTAGTACCCATAAATACTTATCAGAGCCAAACCCATTTTCAACTTGAATCCAAGTATAGTCTGCTGGATTTACTGATTCAACTACTTGATCTGTGTTAAGCACACCAAAATATAGTTTACCAGTTGGAACGTCCGATAAGTTTAAACCAGACATATTATCGGCATACTTAACACTGAGATACTTATAAATAAAACCTAGAATCTCACTTGGATTTTCAGTAGATGAAATAATACCTGTATCAGTATTAGCTGTTAAACTGTCCTGAACATTAGCTACGTTTGAATAAACTTCAAACAAGAAAGCATCTAGCTCTCTATCACCAGTGTATGGTGGAATAAGCATACTTACCTCCTGTCTGCAGGTTTAACATCGATATCATACATTGCTAATCTTGCGTAACCACTGCTTGTAATATTAAAGTTCATAACACGACCATTAACTCGTGGATCTACTTTGTAACCTTGTGCTTTTTGGTTATCAGGCTCAAATACAAACTTATCGTCATCAGTGTATGTAACAATGTCTGTATAGTTATTTTGGCCTTTAATATAGATATTTATATTAGAATCATTAGGTACATTATCAAAAATAGGATACAAAGAACTAATTAATAAGCTACCTTTAGTATCGCCTATATTTAATCTTTTCTTTCCTACATTCCAATTAATATCTACTAGATTAGTACCATTATACATAGTATAAACATCATCTGTTTTTAAAGTATAAAAGGTATTAGTAGTTAAATTAATAATTGATTTAGCATACTGATAAGCTACACCATTAGTGTTTGGCCCAGCAAATGAATATGTAATATTAGTTAATTGTCTTACAGTCCAGGTATTAGTACTATAATTATATATTAAGGCTTCATTACAATAAGTAGAAACACCTTTAGGGTAATTAATCCAAATTTCTTTATAGTATTTATCATGAACTACATGAACGATATTCAGATTACTCTTATTTAAATTATCAAAGAAATAGTTTTTAACTTTACCCTCAGCAATGGATTCAATTTTACCTGACCCATTGTGAATATAAATATCATTATTATCTACAACAAAATGGTTACCATCAAATTCAGTAACACAGTCTGTATTTAAAATACCATATGTTTTAGAGTATGGCTTAACTACTGTTTGTTGACCAATAGTAAGCATTGAAATACTGTCTTGGCAATAGATAAACATAGAGCCACGAAGCTCAGCCATATCTAATATTGGTGATGTAGATGATAATTCAAACTCATCAGCTGTATCAGCAGTTAGTCCGGGTTGCCATGTTTGAGGGATACCACCAGTAGGTGCCTGAGTAGAAACTCTAATAGTAGCCGGTGCATTAGTAACAATACTATTTTGTGTGATTGTTAAATTAGCAGCTACTAGAGCATAATTAAGTGATCTAACTACTTTAGCGTAGATAGTCATTCCTGCAGTATAATTCCAGTTAGGTAATGGTTGTAATGTGTTTTGAGCTACGTTATCACCATATAGACAGTATAATGGTGTTGATTTACCATTATTAAATACAATAGCATAACCACCATTAAATGGTGTAGCCTGCCAATCACTATTGCTGTATTTAGTGTCTGTTGAACTAAGCATTGAGCCGGTATTACCAGCAGCATCTACTCTTACAAAGTATCCGTCTCTAGCGAATACATTATAACCTTGGTCTGGTCGTCTCCAATGAATACCAAAATTAGCAGCAATAGGTAGAGTAGCACCGAACACTTCACCAGTAATTGTTTCTACAGCGTTGTTTCTGAATCGAATATTAATACCTTCAGAAAATGTATTTGGTGGTAGTAACATATTTGGGGTATCAAAGTTCAGCCCACCACTACCTAAGTTGTTAATTTGTGGCATATTAAGTCCTTATAATTTTTCTTTAATAAACGCCTTAACTAATTGTCCAACAATATCAGATCTTACAATATCGTCCACAGTAAACTCTACAATAGGAATTTCAATATTATGCTTTAAACAAAGCTTAACAAACCTGAGAATATCTTTACCTGAGTTAATGTCTGATTGAGAGCTATCACCCATAAGAATCATTTTAGAGTTCTCACCTAGTCGGGTTGTGATAGCTTTAAGTTCTTCAATAGTTAAGTTTTGGCATTCATCTACGAGTACTAAAGAGTTCTCAAATGATCTACCACGAATTGTTTCTAGGGGTTGTAATTGTAGAATGTTTTTGTCTAGAATATAATCATACTTAGTCTTACCTAATTGTTTCTCTAACACAGAGATCATAGGCATTAACCAAGGAGTTAACTTTTCTTTGATGTCGCCAGGGAAAAACCCCAGAGATCTGCCAGTAGGTACATTACTACGAGTAAGGATAATAGAATCATATTTACCTGTCATGTATAGTTGAGCTACTTTAGAAGCAGCACAAAAGGTTTTACCGACACCAGCAGCGCCTAGAGTGACGGTAATAGGGAATTCATCTATCGCTTCGAGTAGTAGTTGTTGATTATGTGTTTTTGGATTGATATGAAAAGACTTTTCCTCACGAATAAACTTTTCATTACGTTGTCTTGTACTGCGTTTCAACGTTAGTCCTTTAATTAGTAATCTCTAATAGGTACCGCCTACAAGAAGTAAGCGATGCTTTTAATATTTCAGCTAGTTGAGCTTCCCGGATAAGAAATTCTGCATCTTCTCTAAATAATTGTTCTCCAGTGCTTCCTGCTCCTGCGCAGATAGCGGAACAACTATTAATTTCTTTGATGATAGTTCTTTCGGGACGGTTCCGCAAGCCACTAACAATAGCGTTATGCTTAGAATTAATAGCTTTAATTTCATTTTCTTTGTCCAGTTGAGTTAATACAAATTTCTTTTGCAGATCTTGGTATTTAATTTCTTGATCTTTTAATTGATTAATATAGGTATTTGCTTGTTTGTTATAAGTAGTTTTGTAACCGTAATCGTAGGATACATAACCAACAAATAAAGCGAATAATACTTGTAAAATAGATTTAATCATTAGGGTGCCCCGTTCCGTTGTTAATACACATCTTGTATTCTTCTTGGCGACGCTTAGTTAGCCCAGGTAGTGAATTACCTTTAAACTTATCCCATTTTAAAATTTCTTTGCATGCGCCCTCATAATCATACTGCTTTAGCTTTTTAACTAAGGTAGATTTACAGAAAGCATTTTCTCCAATATTGTATGTTAATGATACATAAGCACTGTACTCGT